TTCACATCGTTTACATCCCATATGGTACCAGTCTGTGATTGAGACATGACTGGAACAGCACCTAATGTGTGAACATGGTCAGTACCTTTTACCATTCCTCTCGAAATGTCGACATTTTGATCAACTAAGTACTTGGAATATGCCATAACAAGTATATTTATAAGCTATTGATTTTAAAGGAAAAAAACAATGCCTGGAATATCAATAACTTAGGGCATTATTTTGTAAGTTATTGATTTTATTAAAGATTTAAATTGTACATTTAAGAATTATTATGGTACTATATACTAAATTAAAACAGGAGTATAAATGCAATTAATAAACGAATGGAATCAAAATATTATCGACGAATCTCAAAAAGGGGTTTCTAAACATACTATTTGGTCTATAACTGATACCACAAAAACTGTTAAGGGTTTCCAACAAACTCTTAATCCTTACTTTAAAATCTATTCCTTGAGACAACTATTGGCTTATTTTGAAAATAATCCATCTCATATGTTAACCCACAGGGTCAACTTTTGTTATTCACAAATTGGGAACGAATAGGAGAGAAATATGAAACAACCTAGAACAGAAAATTATATGTTTACAATTGGCGACGAAAATGACACCGAAGGGTGGCAAAAAGTCGAACAGCTTAAAAAGGCTATAAGAAAAACTAACAAACTTATTAATGAAGAGTTTAAAAAGTTTGAGCAATCATGCGATCAAAAGTTGTATTTCTTAAAACCTACTACTCTTAGAGTTACTCTAAAGGGACGTAAGCCTAAAAAGAAATTTGCTTACAAATGTTGGGATTGGGCTACAGACGAGCTTAAAACAACCTATCGAGGATTTACTCATGCAGGCGATGTATTAGGTGGACGTGATAACTGGGGAGCATGCGATGTCTATGTTCAACGTAGATATTCTGAAGAGCTAAGAATCAGAGACTTCAGTAAGTTTGCTAACGATTATCATAAAATAATCTCTGCAAGTTTTTCACAATAACCCTGTACATTTTATTTGAAATATGGTACAATACTACTAAATTAACAGATAAAGGAAGATTATGCTAATTTATACGGACTCTAATTATGATTTCAACGGTAGACGACGTAAGAGGTCCCTACGTGCAAAGCGTAGAAAAACTACTCCTTTATCTTCCTTCGTTCCTCTTAAGTCGTCTACATCTCCACTAGTACAAGCTCTTATGGATAAACATAAAGCTATTCCTAGCGGTAGTATGGATGTTGATATAAGTCATATGAAAAGGAAGGAGACCGAAAGGTATACAGGAGATGAGTTATTAGGTATTGCAACTATGCATAAATCTAATGCTGTACCAGTATCCAAGAACACTGATGCTAAAATTTACGCAACAATGAGAAGAAACTAATGGACCAATTAATTGCAGGAAAATTAAAATTAGTACGAGATACTGAAATACCAAATTACCCATTTGAATATTTGTATAAGGTTGTAATTCATCATCCTGATGGTAACAAATTTTATGTTGGTAAACATAAATCTCCAGATGGTTATATTGATTATAATTACTATGGATCTGCATCAGCTAATGAAGAACAATATCTCAAAGATATGGATAAGTATGGAGGAGAATTTCATATTATAGAAACAGCACCAGCTGGAACTAAAGATATGGCTATAGCAGAGTGGAAGCATTTGAATTACCATAATGCAAAAGACAATCCTTCATATTATAATCAATCAAACGGAGGAGGTCACGTTAAAATAAAAGGAAAGATGAAAATACAGATTATTTTACAAAAAATAAAAGATAGAAAATATCTTACAAAATGGGAAGATAAAGATTATTTAGAAGAGTTCTTAATACGATATCAAGTAAGAGAAGGCAAAAATATTGTTAATTATAGTAATCCACAACAAAAAAAGAAAATTAAAAAGGAATTTGAAGCTATGGGAAAGGAGTGGCAAGAAAAACATGGCCATCCACTTGTAGTCATAAAAGATTATTATAATAAATCTAATCCACACCCAGGGCCCTTTCAATATGGCCATCTCTTAGGAGATGGTAATAACACATTTGATGCTGCTTGTGAAGTAAAAACTGTGACTCAGCTTTTAACAATGTGGATTCCTTCAGAAGAGCTTAAGGGGTTGACTAAAAGCGAAATTAAATCTTTATTTAGAAGTTTGAACGAAGAATCAAGGGAAGTTCCACGTTTAAAACCAGAAACCCAAGAAATCGATAATGAATGCATTAATTATGTAGATGATAATAATCTTTCAAGCAAGTTGATAGAGAATAAGACTGAGGTTATTGTAGCTCTTAAAGAACATTTAATAGAAATATGGAATATGCTTCCAGCTGCAGCTGGCCAATATCTTAAAAACTTTCCAGAAAAATATAAACAATATAAAAACGAACTAGACAAAGCTTGGAGATATACAGACCCAACAACAGGGGAAGATAAAAATAAACTGGAAAAAACATATAAAAATTTAAAAAATAACGGCTATCACGCAACAGAAACTATTTCTGGTTCTATGCCTGATAAAGTAATTAGAACAATTTATAATATATGTGATGAAATAGTGACCGGAAAACTTCTTGATAAAAATGGTAAAGAATTTTCACAAACAAATCTCTGTAAAGTATATTTTACTATTTACCGTACAGGAGAAACAGGCGAAAAGAAGTGGATAAGTAAAAACAGGAAAACAGTTGAAAGTATGATGGAATTTGCAAAAAGTCTAGAAACAAATTATAATGTACGTTTTGAATGGGATTTATATCCATATAAAGTTGATGCAGATCAAACATTATAATGAATAATCCTGTACATTTTAACTTAACTATGGTACAATACAAATATGAGCAATAACTGGGTAAAAGACATCAATAAGATGCACAAGAAATATGGTGTACATAAATGGGTTAAAAACAATCCAGGATCGTACAGAGACTATCTATCATTTAGGATTAAGTTTATACAAGAAGAACTAGATGAATTAAAACAAGCAGAATTACATCGTGATAACGAAGAAGTTGTCGATGCTCTCATCGATATCTGTGTTGTTGCGATTGGTACTCTCGATGCCTTTGATGTTAACGCATACGAGGCATGGGACGAAGTCTTTAAAGCCAACATGAATAAATTTGTTGGTAAAAAGAAAGAACGACCTAATCCACTCGGATTACCAGATTTGGATAAGCCAGCTGATTGGGTTCCACCATCACATGTAGGTAATCATGGTAAATTACCAAAATAGGAGACATAATGAAATACGACGACGACAAACCACCACTTCATTTAATCCCATCTGAAGTATTACTAACAGTTGCTAATGTTTTTGGCTATGGTGCTAAAAAGTACAGTGAAAATAATTGGCGATATGACGTAGGTAATACCTCTTATGGTAGAACATACGCATCAGCACAGCGACATCTAAACGCATTTTGGCAAGGTGAAGATATTGATCCAGAATCTGGTTTACATCACCTTGACCACGCTATCACTCAACTGATGATTCTTAAAATCCAAACTATCGAAGGTCCAGAGATGGATGATCGCTTTAGGAGGAAAGATGTTTAGACTAACAGTAAAAGATATCCAAAGTAAATTCGTTTGGAACTATCGTAACGGAATGTTTGTTACTGATAAGACTGGTGTAAAAATGCTAGAGATACCAGCAGCATCATTTTTATGTACTGAACCAGCAATCTTTGGTGAACCAAATGAAGATTACATAGAACGTGAAATTGGTTGGTATATGGACCAATCACTTAATGTAAACGATATTCCTGGTGGTCCTCCAGAAATATGGAAACAAGTTGCAGATAAGGATGGTTACATCAATTCTAATTATGGCTGGTGTATCTTTGCTGAAGAAAATGGCAATCAATATTCGCATGTGTTGGACGAATTATCACAGAATCCTAATAGTCGTCGTGCTGTGATGATATATACTCGTCCAACCATGCATCAAGATTATAGTACAAATGGAATGTCAGATTTCATGTGTACTAATGCTGTACAATACATGATAAGAAATGGCTATCTCGAAGTTATTGTACAGATGCGAAGTAACGATGTTATCTTTGGTTATCGTAACGACTTCGCCTGGCAAAACTACATTGCCAGTAAATTACAAAATGAACTTAATCTAAAAGGTAGAAACATATATTGGCAAGTTGGGAGTTTACACATTTATGAACGACATTTCAATTACGTGGAAGAAAAGATATCTGAGCTTGGCATCGGAAATAGCTCAATGGTCGAAGGACCCTAGAACTAAAGTCGGTGCTGTAGCTGTTGGTGGCGTAGGTCAAATCCTTGCTACTGGATTTAATGGCTTTCCTAGAAACATACAAGACTCTGATTACAGATTAAAAGTCAGAGAGATTAAAAACAAACTTGTTGTACATGCAGAACAGAATTGTATTTACAACGCTACAATTAATGGAGTATCTCTTGAGGGTTCTACATTATTTGTATCTGGGTTACATATCTGTAGAGAATGTGCAAAGGGTATTATACAAGTTGGTATAAGTAAAGTCGTACTATCACAATTAGAGATTGTTAAAGAAGGCTGGGAAGAATCAATACAAGAAGCCAAAGATATGATGCTTGAAGCTGGAGTAATTATTGAGGAGATATAATGGGTTGGAAACGAACAAACATTAAAACCAGTAAAGGGAAACGTATAACAAAAACGATAAACACAGATGGAACACATACTCTTAGTTCTAGTAGTAGAGGAACTTCCAAGAATGGAACTAGATATACAAGGTCAGTAAATAGTAAAGGTAAAGATGTAACAATAATGACCACTAGATATGCTGGTGGATATGTTAAAAGAGAAACCTGGAATCATAATCGTAAACCTAAAAAAAGAAAGAAATATAGCAAAATGACAACCTGGGAAAAACTTATGTATCATTCCTTTTGGATATACCTTCTTGGTATAGTGATAATTATAGAAATATATGGAGAGTAATGAATGAAGAGATATACTAAAACACACGAATGGATTGAAGAAGAACAAGAAGGCGGACCTTGGTTAGTCGGTATCAGCCAAAATGCTATTGACATGTTAGGTGATGTTGTATATCTTGAGAAAGGTAAAGATGAAGATGTTGTCGTAGGTGCAGGTGAAGAAGTTATGGTTATTGAATCTGTAAAAGCTGCTTCTGATATTTACGCACCAGTTGATGGAGCAATTAGAGAATACAATGAAGAACTAATTGCAAATCCAGGTAGTATTACAGCTGACAGTTGGTTATTTAAATTTGAAGTAGCAGATGAATTTGGATTAGAATTACTAAGTGAAGAAGAGATTTGAGGTTATACAAATACTTTCTAATAATCAAATAAAAGATATATTAGAAATCTATAATAGAACTGAAGGTAATTGGGCTCATCAAGACTATAACTTATTTGACGTAGAGACCAAACATCTACGTAAAGACTCAGCTGATTTTGAATATATTTCAAAAGCACTTGAGAGTCGCTCTGGCAGAAGAAAACCAAGAGCTCATTACTTTGTAAAATATGAAAAAGAATCATTTGCTAGTTTGCATTTTGATAGCAATTCTAAAATAACTATGGTTACATTATTAGAAGAAAAAGATTTAAAAGGTGGACATACAATTATATTTGAAAACTATATTAAAAACACTAGACCAGCTGAAAGGTACGCTAAAAGACCTGCAGGTAAGCATCCACTAAATAAAAGTATAATACCAGTTGTGGTAGATAGTAAAGTTGGAGATACTATGATATATGATGAAAAATTAAGCCATTGCGTCTCCCAAGTAAGTAATGGTTCAAGATTAGTATTAGTGAGTTGGTTTTTATGAAGCATTTAATTATACCTACATTAGGAAGAATACACAAACAAAAGACTTATGGTACTTTACCAGACAAATGGAAAGAGAAAGTATTATTCGTTGTTCAATCACATGAATACGATGAGATGAAAGAAGTCTATGGTGATAAAGTACTTAAGCTTCCACCAGAGATTAAAAAGTTATCTCCAACTCGTCAATGGATATGGAATGAGTTTTATGGCACCAGGCACATGGTACTCGATGATGACCTTGAGTACTTTAAATATAAAGCTCCAGCAGCTGCCATTGGAGTTAAAGCTGAAACCAAATGGATTACTCGTGATATGACAGACGAAGAGTTTGACGATGCATTTACTACATTTGATAAGTGGATTGATGAAGGAATATATCATGGAGCATTCTCAACATCATGGGTCGTACCTGATCCAACTAAATGGCCACATCAGAATAACGTAAGGATTATGACTAACTGTTATTTTGATAGTAAGAACTTGCCTCGTAATCTTATATGGGATAGGCTAGAGACATCTCAAGACTTTGATGCTAACTTACAATTATTAACTCAAGGTTATGCAAATAGGATAACGACTCTTTATAGAGTTACAGTAAGTAACACAAACAGTGATGGTGGTTGTTCAGCATATCGTACAACAGAAACAATGGATAGAGTTCACAAACAGTTGGCCGAATTATATCCAGATTACGTAGCACTTAAGACTAAGATAAATAAATCTGGTAAATTAAAAGGGATTCCTTTTACAGCGTGTCATATTCAATGGGCTAAAGCCTGGAAGGATGCTGTAAAGAAACAAAAGGAATCTTCATTGGAGGACTTTTTATTATGAAATACGCAAGTATAGTTCCACTGATTGGTGGAGAGACCATAGCAATGCAACAAGTATTTGGCAAGAGACCAGACTACTTATTATCTTATGAAGCATTTGCTGATAACGATAGACATTTATTAGAGTACTATAATAATGAAGTACCCTATCATGTTTTAGATACTCAAAAGGTAAAAGTAGAAAAGGTTGATGTTGTAAATGCTGTATGTCCATGTGCAGGATTATCATCTCTTGGAAACACAGCTGGTTCAGATAATGCTGTAAATGACTGGATGATTAAGAGTTCAGAGTACATATTAGAATCTGTTAACCCTACAGTATTCTGGGGAGAGAACGCACCAAGGTTAGCATCGTCAATGGGAACTCCTATTGTAAATAAGTTAAGAGCTATTGGTAAGAAACACGGTTATACTTTTTCTCTGTATAAGACTAAATCACTATTACATGGATTACCGCAGATTAGAGATCGATCGTTTTATTTCTTTTGGAAAGATAGTAGAGTACCAATGCTTCCTTTTTACCAAAAAGAGCAACCTAACATTGCAGACTTTCTTAGGAATATAAAGAACGATCCAAATGATCCTATGAGTGAGTTGGTCGTTAAGAGTAAGCCATCAGAACATCCATGGTATAAGTACGTGTTAGAAGAATTAGAAGGTGGATTAACTCACAGTGAGTTCCAAGATAAACTAGATAGAACGTGGAACATGACAAGTTATATTGATACTGTACATGGTAAGAAATTTGATGAAGTAGCTAAATACTTTGCTAGTCTTAAAGATAAAGCTACTGACCAAGAATGGATTGACAGATATAACAGATATGAAGCTAAATGTATTAGAATGTACGATAAGCTTGAAGCAGGTAAGTCTATTATGAGACGAAACATAACTGTACCTAAAGACAAGATTGGTGCGTTTGTTGGTCACTTACCTAAGAATCTAACTCACCCAGATGAAGATAGGTTCTTAACAATTAGAGAATGTTTATCTATTATGTCTATGCCGACTGACTTTCAGTTGCAAGGTGGTATTAAAAATCTAAATCATATATGTCAAAATGTTCCAGTATCTACAGCTGCAGATATGGCTCAAGGAATTAGAGCATACCTTGATGGTAAAGCAGAAATGATAGATACTGATTACTTATTGCAAGACAATAAAGCACAGAAAAACGAATATCAATCTAAAGCATCATTGGAGAACTTTTTATAATGTACAAATATAACGAAGGCAAACTAATACAAGAATTAAAAGAATATGTAGATCAAACTTATGGTGAACACTATTCCCAGAATCAATTCCAGGCAACTGAGTTTATTATAGATGGTGGTCACGGCGAAGGATTCTGTATCGGTAATATTATGAAGTATGCACAGCGATACGGAAAGAAAGATGGTAAGAATAGAAAAGACATAATGAAAGTTTTACATTATGCTCTTATTGCTTTATATGTACATGATAGACAAAATACATCAGTTAGTACTTACATGACTCCACATAATCCTGTTCCTGGACTAAGTATTGATGATGCATACGAGTCAAGAAAACAAAAAGCACTTTATATGGACGATACATACGAAGAGAAAGAAGAAAGTTATTATGCTGACGAATGGAATAAGCCAATAGGATGATGTGGAGAATCTGGGCAAAAGCATTAGGTGATAAGACTGGCAAATCAAATGGAGAAGCTGATCTTATCGCTATAATAAGAACAATAATAGTGTTGGTCTACTTAGGTACCAACATCATGATTGTAATGGGTATAATTCATCATTGGTGATTTATGATTTTAAAAAGACTATTAGATAATGATATGAAAAAGAAAGAAAATTTAGATGCGCTTGGCATAGACCTCGACTTAGATAATGTATGGAAAACAAAACACACAGCATTATTAATTGTTGTGGCAGTTGTTTTAATTGTAACAATTGCAGTAAGTGTGGTATCATGAGTAGATATGGTAAAGGCAAAGAACCACTCGGTCCTAAATGGGAAGCTGTAGTGTTTTTTGCTATGATTATTTACTGTGGAACTAT